GATAGTTTAATATCAGGAAAATGCTCTATAAACCAATCAGACTCTATTAGCCTCCTGGACTGAGTAGAAAGCACTATAGATAAACTTGCTGAGTAACTTGAACTAATAAACTGTATTGAGTCTTTTAATATCCAGCAGTAAACACTAAAGAAAACATTTACTAACTCACTCTTTAATGTTCTAGGTGGTACATTGATTAAAAGGTGTTTATCTCTTTCCCCTCCGTTTACTATTCTCTCAGCCTCTACTTGTAACCTATCACATAGTAATTTAATATGCCAATTAGGAATAAGCTCTTGACCATTGTGAAGTGTTTTAAAAGCGTCTAAGCTAAAATCATAGAAAGACTTCTTATATAACTCACTCTGTATCTTTGTCAGGTTTAACCCCTTTAATAATTGTTCTAAGTGTTTCTGCATCTAGGTTACTATAATCAAAAGTTGTTTCTACTTTCTTCTCTTCTTTAATTTCTTTTTTATCAGCCCAATTAAAACGGTTCTTCATATTCATGTACCAACCAGTATAAGAAAACTCTCTATCATCTAAAGATTTACGACCTTTTTTAAGCCACCATGAGTGAGATAATGCTCTACCCATTTTTATGGTTTCCGAAAACTCCTTTTCTTCTAGTAGCCATCTATCCCATAAATCATTAGAAAACGACTTTCTCCACTCCCAAAACATTGCTTTTATCTCAACATCACTAGCCCCCTCTTTATACTCTTTTAATACTATATCGTACCAATCTTTTGGAAAGTCTTTTTTTGACTCTTCAAATTCTGATTTTGGTCTACCTACTTTTTTAGCCATCTTATTTATGATCAGGGTTCTTTTTAAAATACTCATCTTTTACCATACTTACTTCGGTATCATTCAAAAGTAAATATCTACAACCGTCATTCTCTATCTTGTTACTAAAGGTAAAAGTATCATCTGATTTAAGAACTTTATACCATTCACTCTTATAATAAAACTTATCACCTACCTTAACTTGATTAACTTTCATAGTAATTTAAATATACTATTTTTTTTACTAAAATAAACTAATCTGTTTAACATCGTTACTTCTTTGTATTCCTAAGTATGTTTCAAAAATAGTTCTACCAGCTTCATAGTCTACTAGATTATTTATCATACTATCTTTTCTTTTTTTAGCTTTATAGTTTTTCATCAAATTCTCAATTTCATGATATTTTTCTAAATAACTTAAACCTGGTTGATTCCAAGATGATTTTGGAGCTTTACAGTTTAAGTCTTTAGGCAACTTAAAGTTAGCCCAGTATAAATGTCTACCTCTTTTTTGTGCAGATATTAAAGGCTCATAATAAGGTATAACATTTTCTACGCAATATTTTCCATCAAAAAATTTATCTAAAAATATAATCTCTTGATATAGTTTCATATCAGGATATGATACTGGATAATTTACTTTACTATTTTTTTGACTAAAAGCCATTCTACTATGAGTTGGACAAGGAGGAGAGCTCCATATAAAATCAAACTCTTTATAATGGTCTAACAAATATTGGTGTGCATCTGCAACTATTACCGTATCATTAGGAAATCTTTCCTGGTACATTCTAGCTAACTCAGGATCTAGCTCTACGGCTGTAATATCTAAATTATCACTTACCTCATCCCACTTATATCGGTTACCACCTAAACAAGCATATAAATTTAATATCTTCATAATCATTTTTTTTACTAAGTATTGATCTGTTACACTTCTATTAAAATACCTAACTACTTTTGTAGTCTATAAATGATAAAATGTGAATAATAACAGGCAAAGTCCAGCCATCACCAAGTAAACTACCTGCTTTTCTTTGGGTTAATATATCACAATAATCATCTGTAAAACCTTGCAATCTACACATCTCAACCTTATTTACAGTTCTTAATTTTTTATTTTTAAAACTAAATAGGTTGTTGTTACTTTGCATTAAACAAGGTGCTTTCCCTTTTGTCACTCGTCCTCGTCTTGTTTTAGAAGTTGGAAAACTTAAATCTAAACAATCATTTTCAGTAACCACATCATAACCTTTAACTGTATTTGTTTTTACTCTTAATTCATTATTTTCTTCATAAATTAAAGTTATCATACCAGTAGTTTCATTCCTATGTTTTAAATATTTTTGAGTACCCCCAGACCCGCTACCAGTATTTAAACAAGTATGTTTTTTTTTATCAGTTTCACCACTTGTTAAAATATCTTTAAACATTATATTTCTGTCTTTTGGTAGTGGTATATCAGAAACATTATCAAACATTGTTTTTTTTGTTTTTATGTTAGTCCAATAATATCTATCTCTTTGTTGTGCAGTAACTAAACTACTGTTAATTCTAACAGGATAAACACCTAAAGATCTACTCATAATTCCAACATCTTTTTTACTTGCACTTCCTACATTTTCTTGCAGAAATTTAACATTTGGGTTTAGATTTTTAACGTGTTCTAATATTTCAACAAAGGTAAAAAACAAACTACTTCTACTTCCATTAATTCCTGCACGTTTACCAGCTGCGCTTAAATCTTGACAAGGTGAACCACTTCCAATGAAATCAATAGTTTTCCAATCAATATCCCACTCTTTCCAGTTCTCAATGTTTCCAACTTGTACAACATCAGGAAAATGATGTTGCTGTAATTCTATAGCGTATGGTTTAATCTCGCTTGAGTAGTATTTATCAATATTTATATTCATATCAGAAAACGCTTGTCTTAGTGTTCCCATTCCGTTAAATAAACTTATTACATTCATGTCCTTATTATTTTACTAAATATTGATCTGTTACACTTCTGTTAAATTCTCTAACTACTTTTGTAATCTCATCTACTATTCCAATCTCTCCATTTTTAGCTAACTCATCCTCTAAAGGTACTGCTATTCTTTCCAGCTCCTGGACAAACTTATTACCATAATGCTTTAACTGTTTTGAATATAACTTAGTTTCTTTTAAGTCCTCAATATCCTCTAGTAATGCTATTGAGTTAGCTAGGAATCTCAACGCTGTAAATCTGTAGTAATCTTTATCTTTTACCATTTTTAGCTCTTTGTTCGTTTACCTTAATTTTATTTTTAATCTCTTGCTCTATATCTATGTTATAATGTTTAGCAAAGTTTAAGCATACCATTATAACGTCTGCTAACTCCTCACATACATCCATATGCATAGGTTTAAACCCTAGCTTATCTGTTCTCATAAACCAGTCTAAGGACTCTTTAAATTCTTTTACCTCTTCATCTAGTTTATCAATAAACTCAAAGTAATTAGTAGAGGGGGCTATTAACCCCCGATCTACTATGCTTTTATAATTTGCTTCTATTAAGTCTTTCATTAGAATAAGCTTTTTTGTTCTGCCTCTTCTTGAAATCTATCACCAGCTAAACCTAAGTTAATCTTAGCTTGTTTAAAGTAACTATCTTTTAATTCGATACCTATAGCTTTTCTACCTAATGAAACTGGACTATAAACCTCAGAACCTACACCCATAAAAGGAGTTAAAACAACCTCACCCTCGTTACTATACATTTCAACTATTCTATCAATTACGTCTAGTTGCAATGGGTGTACGTGTTTTTCGTCATCCTCTTCTCTTGAATCTCTAAAGGGTAATACGTTATCTATTCTAATGTCATCCCAAACAGAACTAGCGTAACGCTGCCAAATGTAATGAGATAATTTATTAGTCTTTGGGTCTTTATGGTTTTTAAACTCTTTATTTAAGTAATCCCATAACTGAGGCTCGTTTAAATCAGATTTATTAGCGTTATTCCATGCTCTTAAAATATTTGGTAGTATTGGAGTTTCACCGTAATACTTCTTTAACCCATTTGGATGCGTTACAGGTACTTGATTAGTTCCTTTCTTAGTGAATATTAAAACATAGTCAGGCATTGCGGTAAAACACTTTGTAGAGTCCTCTACTATAAACTTATGCATTAAACTCTGCACCATTGTACGCATACGAACCTTTAACGGCTCTTTCCATATTGTAATACGGTTTCTATATTCAAATCCATACTTTTCATGTATTTTAATTACTTCATGTGGAAAGTCCCATAGTCTACAAATATTATCAAATACATCAGTAACATGAACAGCCGTTATACGACCATCTTTAGTTACTCTTGCTATTTGCTCAACTAAATACTCATACTGTTCTAAAAACTGCTCTTTACTTTCACAGTTACTAAAATCATTATCACTACTTGAGTAGTTATATAGACCAGCAAACGGAGGAGAATAAACTGACAAATCTATAGACTTATCTTCTAGCGTTGGCATTACATACATACAATCACTGTTATAGATTGCGTAATTGTCTGTTACTAATTGTTCTTTTACTTTGCTCATAATAATTAAAATTTAGGTTTAATAATTTCGTTATCGAATTGTTTAATAGTTTCTGAGTAAACTGAGTTTACGTTTTTTGTTAAGTTTTCGTATAGTTGTATTGCTTTCTCTGTTTTTTGCTGTAAAGCTTGTAGTACTCTTGTTTGTCCATCTGATATAACTAAGTCTATTACTACGTTATTCTTTTGTCCAAACCTCCAAAAACGTCTAATAGCTTGGTAATACTGTTCGTATGAATAAGTTGGAAAGAAAACAGAATGATTACAGTGCTGCCAATTTAAACCCATACCAGTCATCTTAGCTTTAGTAATTAGTCTTTTAATCTTACCGTTAGCAAAGTCCATTAGTATCTGTTCTTTTTTATCTATAGTCATACTTCCAGTAATTTCTACAGCCTCAGGATCTAACTTTTTAATTAATGAGCTTTCATCGTTTAAGTTAACCCAATATACAGACGTTTTACCTTTTGCTAATTCAACGGCTTTAATACATCTATCCTCTAAAGTTACTTTTTGTTCGTGTCTTATTTCTCTAAAAGACTTTGCTACAAAAGTGAACATTTTAATCTGTCCGTCAACATCTACAGTACACTTATTCTCTACTACGTGTTTATTTGTGATTAACTCAGGTAGTTCATATCTAGTATTATCAAAACCTAAGTCACTAGGCATCTTTACCATCATTGACCACTGGTTAACCCATGCAAAAAAGCTTTTTTCTGCGTGTGGTTTTAAGTAGTATTTCTCGCCTATGTTTTTAGATTGTTTTGCTATACTAGCCATATTGTTCTTAAAGAACTTAGTAAGCATATCCATATAACCCATATAACCTAAAGCCTCTGAGCTAGTACCTAATTCTATAAAGTCGTTAGGTGATGGTGTAGCTGTTGAAAGAAATCTATAAGGTATTTTCTTTACAAAGCTTGTAACTTGGTTTTTAATCTTACCGTCAAAGTTTTTTAGTATACTTGATTCATCTAGTATAACACCTTGAAACTCTTCTTTATTAAAGTAGTGTAATCTTTCATAGTTACATATTACAATACTTTTAGTATGGCTTCCATCTTTACTATATTCAATGTCTGTAATACCTAACTTTTCAGCCTCTAAAATAAATTGAAAAGCTACAGCTAATGGAGTTAATATTAATACTTTACCTCCTGTATGGTTAACAATGTTTTGAGCTATTGCAACTTGCATAAGCGTCTTACCTAATCCAGTGTCAGCAAATATAGCCATACGACCCTTACTTACTGCTTTCTCTATAATTGCTTTTTGAAAGTCAAAAGCCATATCAGGTATGTAGTTAGCTTTAAAACCAAAGTCACCTATAGAGTGCTTTTTGTTTTCTAAAAATTCTAAATAGTTCATAGTTTATAAATAATACTGTTTAACTCTTACAAATTCTCCATACTTGTTAGATACATCTAACCATACGTCCTTAACTTTAATACCCTCTTTTCTAAGATCGCATATCCTTGACGCTAATCTGTAAATTCCTAGCTCATTCCAAGCCTTTAAAGGGTTTACGCTTTTACCCTCTTCTAGGTAGTTTAATAACCTTGTTTTTTGATTCATAATGTTTAATTGTTTTTGTGTGTATGCAAATCTAATAATAAAATTCTAATATGAAACACTTTTTTTAATATTTATTTTAAAAAGGGCAGTC